TAATTCCTTGTATAATTCTTTATCTTTCATTCGTTTATGCCCTCTACCGATATCATCTGAAAAGATAGCAGGTTTACCAAGAAGTCTTTGAACTTTTTTATTTCCTTTACAATCTTGAACATCGGAGCATTTTTTGATTTTTTCATCGTTCATACTTTGAACTACTTCAAATATCTCTCCACAATCGCATAAATATTCGTATATTGGCATCTCTATCCTCGTTTTTTTTGATCTTAGTGGTAAATATAGGCCTATAAAAAAATAGGCCCATATTTAACCATTTTTTGTTAATTCAATTACGGATTAACAAAGTTCACAACTGGCAAAGCAGTTGATGCAGCAGCATGTGATAATACTGCTCCAAATAGAACATCAGCAACAACTGAAGTCGCTAAATGATCGATGTCATAAGCACTTTGAACTCTTGGTGCAATTTGCTGAGCAAAATAAATACCATTTCTATTAAAAATAGTACCTGTTTCATCGCCAGTACCACCATCATCGTCCCAATCAGTTGAAGCATATACAGGCATACCATAAATATTCATGATTTGTCCTGAAGCGATCGGATTAGCAGCGTCACCTCTTACGTTTGCTTGAGTGAAGTCACCTAAGCCCATAAGATTCATATACATAGCTGGTGAAGCATAGAAGAATGTTTCTCCATCAGTATAATCGTAACCTGCGTCAAGAAGTTTTTGTAGTCCACTTCTTACTTCTGCAGTAGTTGGTGCGTTGTCAGCTGCTAAAGTTACATCATTACCAGTAGCAGATTGAAGAATATCAACTGCTAAGTAGTTTTCTACTTTTTTAGCCAAAGCATAACCCATTGAACGCGCATAAGCGTTGAAAAGATCAGCAGATTCTTGAACTCTTACGATGTCCTCGATTCTTTTAGCTTCGTATTGATGTTGATTTAAGTTTAATTGGATCACTCCATCAGTATTTGCAGAATATGTTACTGCAGTGTCAGCAGACTTAGCAGCAGCAGTTTCTTCAGCTACTTTAGGAATATTTAGTATGTCGCCACCATTTGCAACCATTGATGAGAAGTCTAATACTTTATTTCTTAACTCGAATTTTCTTTCGGCATAGTCAAGAATAGCATCGCGCCACATCTCTGGAATAAAATTAGCAGCAGTTGTTATAGTTACATTAGCCATTTTATTATCTCCTTAAAGATAGTTTAGTTTTTAGTTTCTATACCCCTCTACTATCTGTTGCCAAAGTTTAGGATTCTTCCTGGCTTGTTCTCTATCCTTATCGGATAAATCTGCCCATTTCGTATTAGAAGCGAACTTGCCTGATGAAGTAACCTCTTTTGCATCAGATACTTGCACTTTTTGTTTACCCAATCTTTCAAGGTGCTTTTCCAATTTTAAAGTTGGCAGGTCTTGGTATATTTCTTGATCTTCATCTGAAAGTTGGGACAGCAGATGTTCTCGTCTTTGTTGTTCTTGCATTTTAAACTGTTCTACAACTGGTTTAAGTTGTTCGTTTTCAGCTTTAACATTCTCATACAAAGATTTAAACTCCTCTTTTTCTTCAAGTCTTTTTTGTTCTTGAAGTTTGAGGTTTTCTTTGAGTTCATTTAACTCGGCTTCTGCTGCTTGAGCTCTTGTTCGGTATTTCTTGCTTTCTGCAATTAAATTACCGAAATCATCATTGTTTTCCTGTGTAGGAGTTTCTGCTACTGCTTGTTCTTCTACTTTTATTGTTTCTTCGGACATTCTGCCCTCCTATTTTATTGTTATAGTTTTGGATATATATTTTTTAATATTTTTATCCAAAAGTTCTTTGCCGAATCTCTCGGCTATAAATTCTTGATTCTTATTAGACAAATCATAGATATCATATCCTCGTTTTTGATTGCCTAATACAATCTCACCTCTATCAAAGGTTATAATACCAGTATTTCTTTTACCTGATGCTCTCATTCCGCTTAGTGTTCTATTCGTTAATTGCATATTAACAAATGAAGTTCTTGTATCGGTAGATTGATTAGCATAAGCTTTAAGTTTTTTACCAGTTCTAAATCCTCGCATACTATTTGCTTTATATCTTTTATAAGTATCACTTTTATACTGGAATCCACTTTTATTATTTTGGAATTGTCCTTTGTTTGCATCGGATTGTATTTTATCGATAGCATCTTGTGCTAACTTAGTCATTACCTTTGCATTGGGTTTTAAAATATCTTGGATTCTCATACTCTTACCCAACTATGTCTACAATTATATCCACCTCGATTAACAAAATCGATATATCCTAAACTATTAATTTGTTTTTGAGTTAATGGTGGTTCTTGTAATGCTCTTAAACACACATCTCTTGTTTTACTATCAGCAGGACCAATATATTCAAATTTAATATCAGGAAACTCCTCAAAAGCTTTAGCTCTTGTTAGGTTACTAAATCTTGAAAAAGCATCATTAATCAAGAAAGATGCTTCACTACTACTGATAAAGTTTCCTACTCCAAATCCTGCTACTAATCCAGTCATAATTTGTTTATTGGTTTGTCCAGTAATAATACCTCTTAACATTGCATTTTTTAGTTGGTCGGAATATTGTCTTACTTGTCCAGTTAAATAAGTCAATTCAAACTCTTTTAATTGTCTTAATGTTTCGACACTTGCTGCTGGAACTTGTGCTAATTGTCTTTTACTTAGTTCTCCAAAGATTGATGCAATCTCGTCGTCATAATTACGACTAACTCTCGATAGTAATTGAGTATAGCCCAACTGTTCCATTTCAGCAAAGAAGTCGATTTGTTTTGCTAATTGTAATACTTCGGTATCACTTAATTGTGATAATCCAATGATTACATTGTCTAATTTGTCAAATAACTCTTGTTGTATCTTAGCTATTTCTTTATTGTAGAAATCTAAATTAGCCAACTTGTTTACCTATTCTATCAATAATAGATTGTGTTTCATTTTGATCTTGTTGTGGTACTTTTTCAGTATCTAATTGTTCTATAATACTGTTAATTTCATCATCTTGCAAATCTGGATTCTTTTTTCTTAAATAAGATTGTCTAGTTTCTAGATCATTAGCAAATGCCCAAGTATAATATTTAATTTCTTCATCGGCACTCATTGGTACTTCTCTTTCTGCAAAGTCAATACTAAATTGATCGCCAAGATTAATTCCACCTGATACTTCACAGATTCTTTGCGCAATTCTAAATTGTTCTTTTTCAAAAGGACGATAGATTTGTTCAGTATCACTTCTTAAGGCATCCATTAAATCCATTTGTGCCATTTTTTTTGATAATCCAGATTCAGTACTTTTATCTGTCCAATTAATTCTAACATTATTTGCTTGCGCTAAAGAATCAACCATATATTTTGTTGATTCAATCATTGCTTGAACATTAGCATTAGGTGTTGCATAATTAAAATTTGCTCCTTCTGGTAATACTAATGCTTTATCTTGTCCCATACTAATTCTTTGTTCAGAATCTAAACCAGTAAAAACTGGCTGACCGAGTTGGAAACGTCCATGGAGTGCAAGTTCGGTAAGCATAATATTAATACTTCTCATACCATTGACTAAGTCTGATGCACCTTCTCTAAAGAAATCTCTTGTAAATGGATGTCTATGTGCAATATTAAATGGTAAGATATCTCCATAAGGGTTTCTATCATTAGGTACAATCGATGTGATCTTTCCACGTGATGAGATCATAAAATGTTTGCCTTCCATATCTTCAGTATCTTTTGACCAAAACATATATTGTGCATCTTCTGTTCTTGCTTGTAAATGTGATTCTGCTTGGTACATAATAGCAAATGGCTCATCTTCATTTGGTTTAAAGAATGGAGTAAAGAAGTGGATAGGACGATATCTTAATTTTTTTCTATTGTCATCCCAGTGAGTATATAAAGCTTCTGTTCCTAACAAATAAGTTAATTGCTCAAATTGTTTCATTACACTATCAAAATTACCAATTATATCATTATATTTATCATTATAACGAACTGGAGCTTCTTGATAAACTAATGTACGTTGACTAATGATTTGTCTTACCAAATTGATATACATTGGAGGTATTTGTGAAAGAGATTCACTATCAAAATATTGTTTAATATCGTTTTCTAAATTTAATCCTTCATAATAGTCTAAGAGTCGTTCTCTTTCATTATGTTCTTTTTCAAGACCTTCTTCAATAGTATCCATTAAAAGTCTATATAACATTTTTTCTGTTAAATTGTAAATTATCATGATTCGTACCTTTTATAAAATTTTTGTTCTTGAGTTTCCACTAATCTATCTTGGAAATCTCGTATCATCTCCCTACTTAGTTCTTCTTCTTTTATACTTAATCGGTGTCCCCACATGATAGCCGCAGTCATACTTAATATCACTCCAACACATAATCCTAAAATAAACATTACCATGCTATTGAAGCTCCTTGTCCTTTGAATCCATAACGATATTCAATCGGATACATTAAACCATCTAAAAAGTGTGATAAGGTTTCTGTCTTTAGGATTTGTCCATTCTCTAAAGTACATAACTCTAAATCCCTAATTAGATTCTTGCATTTTGGATTCACAAATAGCTTATGTTTTCCTGTGGCATCTTCTAACATTCTATTTAAAGCATTCATTCTATCTTTTTGAGTTGGATTAGCTTTTTTACTAATAACAGTAAATCCTGCTTCTTGTAAGATAATATGATCTGACTTGGTAGAGTTTGAAGTTCTTGCTTTACCAGCAGGGTCAGGATAACAAGGAAGTCCAGGTGCTATTTGTTTCATTCGTTGTGCCAATTCAAATGTGTTACTATTTTGTAATCCAATCTCATCAAAAACATAGATTTCTCCTGCTGTGTTTTCACACATCAATACAGCAGTCATATAACTTGCTACCCCAAAGTCCACACCCCAAAACATTCTTGGACTTTTCTCCATTACTTTACAATGGATATCTCTATTAAAGTTATATGCTACTCTATTGGCAGCAGTAAGAAATGATGCTTCATATTCTTGTTGAAAAGTTCTTTTATCTAAATTCTTTTTGGCATTCTCTATTTCTTCTACCGAAATAAAGCCGCCTTCTAATGTCGTAAATTGCCAAGACTTATAATCTCCACCTTCAGATTGTCCTTTTACAAATAGATCATAAAAATGATTCTGCGTTCCTGTCGGAGTACCTACAAACATTGCAATTCCTTTTGTCTCTGCCAATGTTGGTTGTATAATCTCTCCCCAAACGTTTTCTTTCATATAACTGTACTCATCAAGTACTACCATTGTTGTAGAGACCCCACGTAAACTGTCTGGTTTGTCTGCTCCTTTAAGTTCAATTTTTGCACCATTATTAAGCGTAATTGATAACTCAGTTTCATTGATAGATACTTGCTTGCCTGTAAAGACTCCCTTGAGAATTGACCAAGATACCATTTTAGCTTGTCTATACGTAGGAAAAACAATCCATCTTCTTTCATTCGGTTTAAATGGTTTTGATAGTAAAAAAATAATGGAGAAATAACTTTTTCCCCAACGGCGTCCGCTACAAATAACTTTATATCTTGAAGGATCGCTAAGAATTGCTTTACGTTTACTATCAATTGTCCAATCCATCTATATCAAATACTCGAATTGGTTCATCTGAAATATCTTTTATACCAATACTCTGACTTGCCTTACCTAATATACGGTCCGCTAAAAAGTTTACCGCTGTCATATTACCATTTAATGCCTCATCATATACCTTAGCAACAACAGCTTCTAATACAGTTTTTTTATCTTCTAGCTCTACATTAGCAAGTTCTGTTATGTAGTGATTTAAAGCAAATTCTTTTGGTGGTCTTCCATTAGGATTTCCTGAAAAACCTTTTTTAAATTTACCATTTTTAGTCCTGTTTTTAGCCTGTTTTACAGGTTCGTTTGTTTTAGCTGCAGCCAAACTTAATCACCCCATATTGTTGAAGGTTATGTTCGTTATGAAACGAAAGTGTGGGACTTATTATTTTGCCCTTTATTATATACAGCAAAAGACTACAAAAGATCAATGATTTGTGATCTCATTAGCTTTAAGTGTTATTATTATTGAATAAAATTAATTTTCTGGGGCTACAAAAAACCCCTCGATTGAGGGGCTTTCTGCTTGTGTATAGTTAAGAGGTAGATTTAACTAATTAAAACGCTTGACCAAAAAAACCAATTGCATGATATACAGCGTATTTTTGTGATGTATTTAAATCATATCTATTTAAAAGATTTCTAAGATCATTAACACATTGTTGTTTATAAGCATCTCTTAATAAGCCATGAACAAAATCTTTACCAGTATTAGTAAAAGAAGATGATTGTGTACAAGCTCTATGAGCATTAGAAGCATTATTAAAATGTGATTTGTGAATATCAACAATACTATCAATATAGTAATTTAATTTGTCATTTGTAATTTTATTATTATTCATTTTACTCTCCTTTTTGATTAACATATTACATATTACTCATTTTTGAGGAGACTGTACATATTTTTTAATATTTTTTTTTGGAATATTTTGAGCAAATAAATTATAGGTATATTCTATATTATTTAATGCAAATTTTTTAATCTCTTCTATCTTACAAAATAGTTGATCTAAACTTAAATTGCCCTTTAAATAATTACAATCACTACATGATGGATGTAA